CTATCGCTTGACTCTCGGGAGGGCGTCTTGAATCCGACCGACATCAAAGAGCCCGTTCCCACGCGCACCGGCGAAGTCACGACCGATGCGGTGTCTGCTCTGCTCACGATCGCGCCACGAGAGAATGACCTCCGGAAACGGTTTCCCCGTCCATCGATAGCCGTATGGCCGCCGGCGTCCGACCTTCCGCAGATAGCCGTGCTCGACCAGCCGCGGCGTGCGCTTCTTCGTCGTCGACGGGTTCTCGTCGATCGCGTCGGCGATCTCGAGCACCGTGCGGCCCGGATTGTTCTTCACGAAGTTGCAGATCCGCCGCTCTTGCGGGTTCATGCTCGCTGTTGTCACCCCTCCTCCCTACTTGATTTCAGAAATGTCGATGTCATGTACCGACTTCATCAGGTGGCGCTTGATCCGGTATTCGCCCGTGATCGCGCCTTTCACGTCCTCGACGATCTGCACTCCGTCTCGCGTATAGACGAAGTCGGCGATGTAACGCAGTGCCGGGCGCTTCCGACTTGCGATGACCACACCGGGTGCGAGCTCGAAGACGACCTGACGCCGAAGACCGCTGATCAGCCCGACGTCTTGTTGCTTGATCAACTCGAACCATCGCGACCGCTCGCGCTTGCTGTCGAACCTGATGCCGTCGTGCTCGCACTTCGTGTTGCGGTACTTCGAGCGCCCGTGGCAAAGATGGCGGTGCGTCGCAACGAAGCAAGCACGGGTCGCCGCGTCATCGCGTTTCCGGGCTGCCCGCTCGAAGGCGTCGAACTCAAGGGCGGCCAAATCGAGATGCGGTTTCCACGCAGCGAGGAGATACGCACTGTCCTGATTAACTGGCTGATGTACTGGGGAATCCCGTTTCGAGTCCTGCCATGAACGAGCAAAACGAACCGACGATCGACGAGAGCAACCAGATAGAGGAACTGCTCGACGAGTGGTACGACTGGCAATCGGGATACACACCGAACCTCGGACATGGAAGGGTCGCCGCCACGTGCCGAGGCTTCGCCGAAGACGACCGGACCGAAACGGCGGAGGAACGAGCAGAGAAGGCTGATCGGAAGGCGGCAAAGCGGCGCGCGGAACTGGTTGACGTCTGCGTCGATGCATTGGCGTGGCAGGAGCGCGCAGCGATTCAGCAGCACATGAAGGCGAAGCGCGTTAGCGAGATGAACCGGGCATGCGGTGCTCGCGTCTGGTCCAATCCTCGCGGGTTTGCCTTTCCGGGCGCACATGCGACGTATCAGCAGGCGAAGCGGTCGATTCTTGGGCCGCTGAAACGTCGCGGCCTGCTGAAGTGTCCCGAAATACTGTAGCTACAAAAAATACTTGCAATTGTTATTAACCGTAACTACAATAATTTGCATGGACATCACCTTTGACCCGACCAAGAACGAAACGAACATTGCCAAGCATGGAGTGTCGTTGGCGCTTGCAGCGCAACTCGACTGGTCGGACGTGTTGTCCTACGTGGACGACCGACGCGACTACAGTGAAGTGCGCGAAGTCGGGTTCGGTGTGATCGGCGATCGCCTCTATTGCGTGGTGTTCACGCAGCGCGGCGACTCGATGCACATCATCAGCATGCGTAAGGCGAACAAGCGGGAGGTCAAGAGCTATGTCGAGCAAGCGTAAGATCGTCATGCCGACGGACGAGGAAGACGCGGCAATCAACCGCGGCATCGCGGCCGATCCCGACACGTTCGAAGTGCCGGCGGAAGACTTCGCGAAGATGACGCGGCGAGGCAAGCGTGGCCGTCCGCCGCTCGAAGCGCCCAAGGTGCAATTGACCGTGCGTTACGACGTCGACATTGTCGACGCCTTCAAGGCAACGGGCGAAGGTTGGCAGACGCGCATGAATGATGCGTTGCGCGAGTGGCTGAAGGAGCACCAGCCTGCGTGATTGCCGACCGACGATGTCGTTATAAAAAAGGGGTTGTAAACCGCGCCGCGTTTCGCTATATTGACGACGTCGGGCGCGAGGTGCGCCCAAATGAAGCCCGCAAGGTGAACGCCTCGCGGGCTTTTTCGTTTCCGCGCCCGGAACTGATATGGCTGTTCTGATGTTTCGCCGTCGTCCGCACTGGGAGCGTGCGGCTGTGGCGGTCATCGAGTTCATGCGACTGCATTACGCAGATCGACGAGACGAGCGACATTGCGTTACGACTGTGCAGGCGGCAACTCGATCAAGTCGTCGACGGGCACGGCAAGTGCGCTGGCGATCTTAGACAGCACGTCGGTAGTACCGACGCGCTGCCGGGTTTCGATTTGGCTGAGATACGGTTTGCTGATGCCGGCTGCTGCGGCGAGCGCATCTTGCGTCATGCGCAGATGATTGCGCCAAGCTCGAACAGGGTGATCGCCCGCCAGTTCAGCATCGAGCACAGCGGCCGGGATGCGGCGGCCGTCGTCGCTTGCCTTGGCCTGCGCGTAGAGCGCTTCATCTTCGAGATCTTCGATCAGGTCCTTCACGCGGTCCCACAGTTCGATGGGGACCACGGCAAAGGCCCGGTGGCCGTCCTGCTCGATAAATTGAACTTCGGTCATTTGTAGGCACCTCCACGGGGTTTGACGGCCAGCACAACGATCACGACGCGGCCATCTTCGATTTCGTACAACACACGCCAATCGCCAACTCGGAGCCGGTAGCCGGGCTGGCCCGCCAACTTTTTCGCGTTCGGATTCGGTGCGTAGGGGTCAACTGCCAGTGCATCGATCTTTGCCCGAATCGTCGCCGAAATGTTGCGCGGCATTGCCTTGAGGGCTTGGGCGGCTTGTTTGGTGAATTCGATTGAGTGCATGAACGCATGTTAGCACATTGCTAACAAACATGCAAACAAAGTTAGCGGATTTGTAGAGATGGCACGACGCCCGATGAAGCCGTGCAAGCACCGGGGGTGCGGTGCGCTCGTCGCGGATGGTAAGTCGCACTGCGATCAACATGCGCACGAGGCCGTCAAATGGAAGTCCGACGCGGTGCGCGGCAATCGTCATGCGCGGGGATACGGAACCGCGTGGGACAAGATCAGGCAGCGCATCTTGCGCCGCGACAGCGGCCTCTGTCAGCCCTGTTTGCAAGCAGGGCGCGTGACTGTCGCCACTGCGGTTGACCACGTTATTTCGAAGGCGCGGGGTGAGGCGGGCGATGGCGGTCTATCAGGAATCCGCGCAGAACGCAGCGCAGATGGCCGAGGAGGCGCTGACGAGTTCGTTCCGCAATGCCGGGGATGCACTCGTGTCGTTCGCGGCGTCGGGCAAGCTCAATTTCCGCGGACTGATCGACAGCATGATCGCCGACCTCGCGCGGTTTTCGGCGCGCGCGGCGATGTCTCAGGTGTTCGGAGCAATCGGCTCCGCTTTGGGTTTCGGCGGTGTCTCTGATGCCGTCGGCGCGCTCGGTGGTGCGGCAAGCGCGGCTGTCGGCTCGAACGCCTACGGCTTTCATCTCGCGACGGGCGGGGCGGTGTATCGATTTGGGACTCCTATAGCAACGACGGGCGGACCTACACGGTGCGCTTTATTACCGAAACGCAGGCTACCGTGCGCTTCTTTGTGTTTTCCAACGTCCCGCCGGTGGATCATGGATTCGGGCTGCAGGTGTTCAACGAGCGCAGTCAATTGATTGCAGATGCGTTGACGCCGTTTTACCGTGTGCTCGACGTGGTTCAGGATGTCTACATGAATGGAACGGGCTGGACGGTGGAGGGTGCTCCCAGTCCTCAATGGCAGCAGCGATTGTATGATCGTCCGGTGTTGATTTCGGGAATGTGGCCCGCGCATTTTATTGGTTCATCGCGGAATCCCGGGGAACGCGGCGCGGATCTTGAGGAAGAAGTATTGCTCGTCGCGGTACCCGTAAGCGCGGCGCTTGATGACCTTGATCGTGTTGTTGATGCCTTCGACGACGCTGGTATTGAGCGGATGGCGGCAGCGGGCCACGATTCCGTGCCAGTAACCCTGCAAGCGCTGGGCGAACTTTTGCAAGGCGGCGATCCCGCTTTGCTGAGCCTGTTCGAACCATTGCCCCCAAGCCTTTTCCGCGCAGGCCGGCTTGCGGTAGAACCAGAGCCGTTTGAGCTCGTCGCGCAGCACATAGACGCATAACAGCGACTGATTGGCCGCCAGCAGTTCCTTCAGATGCACGGCCTGTTCTGGCTTCAGGTTATGACGGTTGCGCAGCAGCAACCAGCGACTGGACTTCAGAACCTTGCGGGCCGGCTTGTCATGTCGCAGTTGGTTGGCCTGATCCACCCGTACCCGATCGATCACCTCGCGACCGTACTTGGCCACGACGTGGTACAGGTCAAAGACGATTTCCGCCTGTGGGCACTGTTCCTTGATCTCCAGCTCATAGGCCGTGGTCATGTCGATTGCGACCGCTTCGATGCGCTCGGCCACGCCTTCGGGGAGTTGTTCGAAGAAGGCGCGCGCCGTCTCGCGTGACCGTCCGGGCCCAACCCAGAGGACCTGTCGGCCGATCGGATCAACCACCACCGTGGCGTAGCGATGGCCTTTATGGAGCGCGAACTCGTCCATCGCCAGATAACGGATCGTCGACCAGTCCGGTTCGGCCACGCGCGCGCGCAAGCGCATCTTGTCGATCGATTTGACCGTGTGCCAGCCCAGTTCGTAGAAGGCCGCCACGGCCTGTATGCTGGCGGCCTGCAGCAACTTCTCGCAGGCCTTGGCAAACCGCTCCGTCACCCGCTGGTAGCGGCCCAGCCAGTCCAGCTTCTCCAGCCGCGCTGCGCCGCAGCGTTCGCACCAGACTCGGCGTCGAGGCACGTGCAGCACCACCCGGTACTCGAACAACGGCAGATCACGTACCCGCCGTACGGTCGTTTCATGAATCTGCTGGCAACGCGCACCGCATTGCTCGCAGTACATGATCTGACTGACCGGCTTCAGGTAGAGCGACAGCGTGCGGCTATCGCCCTGCGGCCACTCCACCCGCTCCAGCCGATAGCCTGTCCAGCAACCTAGTGCCTGAAGTGCCTTGCGATCGAGCAATTCCGCCTCCTGACATCCATAAAATCAGGCGTCAGATTACGCAATCGTTCTCCAAGGCTCCACGGTTTTCTGCGATGAACCATTTTATTTGGGGGGCGTCGAACAACAATCAGCGGCTGTGGGACATCCTTGAGATAAGCGCCGTACGGGTGAGCGGCGGCAACGTATCTTGGGGGACGCTGCTATACAACGGCGGCCGACATCCCAATGTCGCAACGTTTCGCGAATGTTGGCACTATCGATTCATGGTGTTGGACGGAACCGGGATCATCTAATACGCCGCCTTTGGGCGGCTTTTTCATTTCTGCGAGGAGTGGATGCGAGCTAGTCCTACGGAAGCCGTGAGCTACGCGGGAAGCATAGCGTCGGTCGCGTCGTCGCTTACGTTGACCGATATCGGCGTGATCGTCGGTATTCTCACGGCAATCGCGACTTTCGGCTTGAACTTTTACTTCGCACGGCGTAAGGATCGTCGAGAGCAGATCGAGCTTGCCGCACGCCTGCGTGAACTGGAGCATCACGATGGCTGAGAAGAAGACGCTGATTCGAGTGGTAGGGGCCGCGACAGCGGCCCTTTTGCTTTCTATCGTTCCTGCATTCGAGGGCGAGGTGCTCGTCGCGCGGCCAGATCCGATCGGCATCATCACGGCGTGCAATGGCGATACGAAAGACGTGTACGCCGGCCAGAGCTTCACGCGTGATGAATGCCGCGCTCGGCTCGAGCAACGGCTCATCGAGCACGCGGAGCCGGTGCTGACGTGCACGCCCGGCTTGAGGGGGCGCACATATCAGCTCGCGGCGGCGGTGAGCTTCGCCTACAACATCGGGCCGCGCGCCTACTGCGGCAGCACAACGGCGAGGCGGTTCAATGCGGGCGACTGGCGGGGCGCGTGCCGCGCGATCAACGAGTCGGACAACGGTCGGCCGCAGTGGGTGACTGCTGGCGGTCGAGTGCTGCCGGGTCTCGTGAAACGCCGCGCTACTGAACGCGCAATTTGTGAGCGGGGGCTGTGATGCCGAAAGCAGCTCTGTATCTGTTGGCCGCGCTGCTTGGCATGGCGGCCGGCGCTTGCCTCGATCACCTGATCGGCGCACGTCGGCTTGCCGATGTACAAGCCGCGCGAGCGCTCGATGCGCAACGGCGCGCCGAAGCGTTGGACGCGATCTCGCGTGCTGCGCTCGACGCCGAGCAGCGCGCGATCGCCGCGCACGATGCCGCCGCGTCGGCGGTGGCCGCCGTCGACCAACGAACCACGAAGGAGAGGATCGAGCATGAAGCAGAGAGTCGCAGCCTGCGGGCTGCTCTTGCCGCTGGCACTGAGCGGCTGCGCGTCGCTGTCCGAAACTGCACGGCAGCCGGTGGCGGCAGTGTGTCCGGCGCTTCCAGCGCCGCCGGCGTGGGCGATGGTGCCGCCGCCTATGCAGACGTCGACGCAGCGGTTGCGGAACGCGTTTTCGGCGTCGCCGGCGACGATCAGCGCGAGATCGACAAACTGACGGCCCTACAGGGCTACGTATGTGCAGTGCGGCCCGAAACGCCGGGCTGCGACCAGAAGTAACGAGAAACAGGGCGACCGGCGTGCGTGCGGGAACACGCGAGCCGGTCGCCTTTCCACTGTCTAAGCCAGTGAATCGGCCAAGGCCCTGCTACCTACCGGTAGGCGGGCCGGATTCTACACCAAGTTTAAAAACGGCTTTCACCATGGCAAATCCCATCATCCCTTGGATCGGCGGCAAGCGTCGACTCGCTGACCACATCATCCCGCGCTTTCCGAAGCACGACTGTTACGTCGAGGTGTTCGCGGGCGGGGCGGCGCTGTACTTCATGCGACCGCCGGCCAAGGTCGAGGTGATCAGCCTCAACGACCATCCCGAGATCCGGCGCGTGTTCGCCGGCTTCCACATCGAGAGCGTGCCGATTCAGTACACGATAGGCGGTGGGAAGGGCGTCGAGCGCCGCGAGCTGATCATTTTCAGTTGGGATGATGCTGTGCAGCCGGTGAGATTGTTTTGA